CAGCCCCGCCACCATAACGTCTCATGCCGACAATATCGAAACTTTCGGGAGTTAAATACTCTAAATCCGTGTCAGCCTGTCCATAGGCTTTTACAAGTTTAACATGTCTACCTCGCAACCAACCTGGCGGTAGTCCGTAGTATTCCGTGTTAGCAATTGTTGACATCTGTGAACGGCGTTCCATCTGCCGTATCCGCAAATTCTTGTTAATCCGCGATTCGGCAAGAGCAATAAAGTCAGGCACCCTAGACGTTAAATCCTCACGATCAACCCAATTGGCTACCGCTGTCTTTAAGTCACTATAGCTGCCTAAACTCATACCCAACCTCCACCGCATCTCCAAGCTTTATTATTTGGATCGTTAAGCCATTTCTTCATGTATTTTTTATCGTTCCACTTCTTCATACCTGAAGGTGCCTTCTCCCTCATCAATTGATCCACAACAATATTCGGGATACGTGCTACTTGATGCCAGCGTCCTGTACGATCATACTTGCTGTTGAATTTGATATTTAGTTCATTGCTTTGGTGTTTGTTTAACTTGGCAATTGCAGAACAATCCTGCGTTGATTCTACCAAAATCTTATTATCGTCTGTCCATGCTTCAGTTCTTACAAGGTTTGCACCCCAGTCTGCTGAAAATGGTACTTTCTTTTCTGCCATGATAAACCCTAGATAAAGTGATGGATAACTGCTACAACCCAAAATGATATACAACTATACACGACAAATTTGCTACACATAAAACCTCCTAATAGAAAAGATAGGGGGCTATTCGCCCCCAATCCAATACTAGTTAAATTAGAGAAGTTGTAAGATCCGCAACCTTACCAGAAGCAGCTTCGTTCCGGCACTCAAGTGCATACTCAACAACCAGCATACGCTTCTCAGCATCACCGGTTTTAGCGAGTTTTTCAATCTTGAATGGTCGTAGATAGGCAACTGCCCACATATCTTTTTGAAGAATTGAGAGAGTCCTGTCTCGACTGAATCGGGAAGGGACAACTTTCAACTCACCAAAATCGTGAATGTACATATCAGATGCACCAACAACCGTTGCTGGACCTGAGTTAGCATCGCGGTAAAGAGTTGCGATACCTGCAAATTGTGAAGAAATATTCTGCTTGTTTACCGGTCCTACAAGTATACAATCAGGATCGCCACCTGAAGTCCAGATAGCCTGGATCTGACCACGAACCAAGTCCTCAGTCAAATTACGCTGCGTACCATCGGTAATAGCCGTGGTTGGAGTAGTAGTCGTAGCACCAGAACCATTATGGTCAATGTTGCTGCTCATCCATTTTTCCATTCCGCGTGTCTTAGCACCCGTACCAGAAACTGCAACCAACTCACCGGTAGAAACAGCCGCCAAGTTAAATTCAACATCACGTTTTAGCTCTTTACCCTTCTTAGCTACTTGGTAAGCCAACTCAGATTTACGACCAGCCTTCAAGATTGCTTCAGTCGTACCGGCAATGATGAGGGTTTTGGCTGAAATCTGGGTTACATTACCAATTCGTGAAGTTGCTGCAACAGCCGCAATTGGGAAAGTAGTTACCGAACCAACATAGTCACGACCTTGATCCACAGCATTAACGGCTGCGGTGGCTAGTGAATCTGTCTGCCATTCATGTCTAACGCCAGTCGCTTTAGTGCGGCCAATGTTTGAAATGAAAGGTGTTTCAGTAGGTGAAATATCGTAGATCGCATTGGACAAGTCCTCACGCCCACCCTTAACGTCTCCGGTTTCAGTGGATACATTATTTAAATATTCTGCTGTGTTTGTTAAAATAGCCATTTTTTTATTTCCTTATAGATCCATATCAAAAAAGACAGAAGCAGCATCATGTACACTTCCAGAACTTTTCAGATTCTGCATTTTAGTTTTGAGTCTACCGGAAGCCTTCTTACCGACTGGCCCAGTAACCCCTGGTTTCGCAGTTCTAGGAACTTTTACAACCTTGCCTTTTTTAACAGAAGCCTTCTGAATTTTGTCATAAAGCATGGCTTTATTCAGAATAGTGAGTGCGCGATGGTCGGTGATGCCTTTTACCTCATCTCCAGAGTACCCTTGAGTACTAGCGTAATTCTCCCAGTTTTGTGAGAGTTTTTCACGCTTTTCTGGTACCTTCCAATCAGGGAATTTCTCTTCTAATTTTCCCCACTCTACCGAAATCATGTCCTGGTGCTGGCGATTTTGTTCATTCGCTTGCAACTGTTGAATCCGGTGGTTCTCCTGTTGTGCATTAGCCTGTTTGCTTCGCAATTCACGCTGTTCTTCTTTCTTGATTAGAAATTGGGTTGGGTCTATCTCTGCCAACTCGTTCCAATCAATCTGCTCAAACTGCGCGTTTTGTTCCGCTAACATCTGGTTAAATTGACCTAAAGCTTGCTGATATTGTTGTCTTTCACCAGCTACAGCCTGTTGCTCAATTTCAAACTCTTTACGAGTTTGCGATAGTTCCTGCGTCTTCTGCGTGTAGTCACTTTGGCGTTGATAGCCATTTGTAAGTTCGTCCAGGGTTACCGTTATCGCTTTCCCGCCAGATTTGACGGTGTATACCGGTTCCTCAACTTCCTCGTTATCTTCATCCTCTAATTCGGATTCTTCGTCAGAGTCCTCAGTTTCCTGTGGGTCTTCTTCCGTTTCCTCCTCAGTTTCTTCAACTTCTCCTTCAACTTCTTCCTCTTCAACAGGCCCGGATGGGCTAACTTCACCCTCATCTTCTAGCATTTGGTCAAGTATACCTGACTGTACTAAATGTGTTGCCGCATCTGCTGTAGTTGAACCTTCTGCTGCTGTACTTACTGGCACTCCCGTAGGGTTGGTGTCTTCCATCTTTTCTCCTTTTACGTCTTCAGGGAATTAAATTCCATCAGACCGCAGTTTTCACTTGACACACTCTTTTTTGCCGCTTAGGTTATAAAAAAGAGGTTCATAAAATTAGTTAACTTCTTAAACCAAACAAAAAATACTCGTCTGAACTGATTTGTAGTTCAGACACGGTGTTGCTCTACATACCCCCAAGACCGTATGGATTGCCCCATACAGTGCAAGGGAGTTAATGGAGAGTACCGTCTAGGAATCTGAAGCAACAATACCGCCTACCACTGCTGCTTGTCCACAAATAAACCAAAGTGAGCCATTAGATACAATTTCAATCCAATCGCCAGCTTCTGCTAGTGTTGCGTGAAAAGTACACACATCGTTGGAACTACCATTAAAAATGGCAGAATCAACACCATCGTCATGTGTTGCTGAACCGATAGCCCCTGCAAAAAATTCCCCTGTTCCGTTACAAGTAACAGTACAAGCATTGGTTGCATTATCTTCGTTCAGGATTATTTTTACATTGAATCCGTCAAACGGAGGATCAGGTAGGGTAATATCTACCCCATTCTTTCCCATGAAGATAACCTTACCGGAATCCTCTGGCTGTAGAGTCGTATCTGTTGTGATAGTCATCGTGGCCAGTTTCTCAACGTGTGCCGTTTCTTTCACACGCATCTTCCTATAGAAAGGTGACATACTCATAATCTAATTTCCTTTGTTAAATACTGCTTCGTTAATAACCCGTAGGTCTTGGTTTCTGCTTCTTCTTTTTGTTTTTCATTTATCCTCCCAAAAATGTTCGTAATCTTCCAGAGTCCTCTTCAAAACTAGGTTTGATTGAGGGTATATCAGCCAACTGCTGTTGAGACATTAACCCTGTTTGTAGAACACTGACAATGTGTGATTTCACATCATCTAAGTGGGCCACCATCATCCATATTTTCTCGCGTTTATCGGAGTCATCAAGTGTTGACTTCTCCCACGATTCCATATAATCGGCCCGTACTGCTGTAAAGGATTCCTGGAATATTTCACTGTCGAGAATAGCCTTAGCCTTGTTCCCTCGATCAATTTCCTTTTCCCTCTTTACTGTTTCCTCTTCATTCATATTTTACCCTACAATTACGTTCCTTGTGAAACATATGCTTCTTCCTCTTACGAATTTTAATAGAAACTTGTTCAGCCATATTTGTTCCAGATACACTGTCATTCTTGCAACATGTTGAACTATTCACCGATCTTAACTGATCTGTTTTGTTCTCGTTCAAGAGCTAGTTCCTCATAATTCATCCGCATTTCAGCTTCTTTCAGCATAATTTCCGCTTCCATCTTAGCCATGTCAGCTTGCACTTTCATAACTTCAACGTGGCTCTTCTGCTGTTCAATAGCGTTCTGTTCTTGCTCACCCTGCAATTGGACCTGCAACTTAGCCATTTCGATTTCAATCTTCTGTTGCTCTTTATGTGCATCAAGCTGGACCTTCTGCATTTCAAGCTGTGCCTTCTGCACCTCAAGCTGTGCCTTCTGTTGTTCCATACCTTGAGACTGCTGCGCCTTCTGCATTTCCATCTGCATCTTCTGAGTTTCGATTTCAAGTTTCTTCATCTCCACTTGATTCTTAGCTTGTTCTGCCTGGACCGCAGGATCTGGTTGAGGCTTATAGGGCGGTAGAGTTTTCGGATCTGTAATAAAGTCTCCGACATTCTTATAATCCATCGCCCTCAAGCCTTCAGAAAACGCAGCGTAGATATTATCCCGACTCACCATAGTTCTTAACTCTGGGTCTTGTCTTAGCTGTGCGTATTGCTGACCAACCATATTCATTTCTTGTACTTTTTTAGCCCTGTCACCATGTCCCAAGCCAGTCTTTACAGTTACATTACACTCCCCACCCCAAGCAGAAGGATCAATGGAAGTCCACTCCCCGCGTAACTTTAAAACTTGTTCTCTTTGTTGGTGCCGGACACATAGCTTATAAATCTTGTCAAATGTCTTGCGTACACCCGTTTCTTTAAAAATACGTGCGTATAGACGTAACCTTGCATTAGCAGCTTCCATCTGATTATCTACTGGACCTGCTTTTGCATTGTTCAGAAAATCTGTGTCTAGTCCAGTTCTAAACTTAGAAACGCCTGTCCTGCCGTCCCGCAGTTTATCCATATACTGGACCATTTCAAAACCCCCGTTTGGTATGGGAGGTGTATCTAGTCGTTTCAAGGCACCAGCAGTTTTAACACGAACTACACCACCTGGGCGTGATGTTAGTAGATCATCCATGTTGACCTGTCCGTCTAATGCTTCAAAGCGGCCATGGTTTAAATTGTATATGTTGTCTAATAGGTTTCTAAGAATTGCAGATTTGGTCACCTGCAAGTCCATGGTAATATCCGCTAAGGACATACCAAATAGTTTATGAGGAATGGGAATTGGGGTAATGCCAGCAAAAGGATGGTCATCAACTTCAATGTTCTCCAGTATCTGTGTACCCGCTTTTGTTACTTTTCGTAGTTCTGTGTAACCATCATTATCCCAGTCAACTTTTATATAGTTCTCTGTAAGCCAAATCTTGCGTGAGGAATCATCCTCTGAAAATTGTGATGAGCCAAAGTCAGCACTGTCAAATTCATGTCTAGCCTGGTACTCTTCATCAAATTCCGCTTCATCATCGCCATTGAGGTATTTAAGTTCATCCTCATCAAATTCAGGAAACATGACCTTAACTTCAGAAATGGTCTTGGCAATACGATGCGTAATCATCCTGGCATCATCAAAAGATTTAGCTCTACGGGAAATAAGAATTTCTTCAGGCGGTACAACTTCAACTACGACACGCCCGTCATCCTTAGTTCGCTCAACTTCCACTTCATGTAACATCAGGACTTCCCCTGGAGGTAAGCCTAATGCTTGTGTGATTTCTTGATCCTCAATAGGAGACGCGGAATGTGCCAATACTTCCACATCTTCATCTGACACCAACTTCTGAAATTGAAAATCATCAAGTCCACTATATTCCTCCCGCTTAGTTACCGGAGTATCATCCCAATATGATTTAGTTACACCATGCTTCTGCATCAGTGCATCTTTGAACATATCGTGCAGTATCTGAAAACCTTCGTTCTGATTAAAGAAAACATGGTTTACATAGTCAGTAGCTTGTTTTGCTTCTTCTTCATCTTGTTCGGCGTTAGGAGCAAAATGCGCAATAACGTCATCAGACGTAAATACGTCTAGCAACTCAGGCATAGCCCACTCAACAACTTCCAATACATCCCTAGTAACGATCTGGCTACGTCCGGCAACCTCATTGCCTAGTGCCATACCGTAGTAAGCTTCCATGGAATTTTGGCGTTGTCGGGCTAAGTCCCCATCGTCTCTACCTAATGAGTTACGAATTTCTTGGTCAATAATGCTGACCAATTCGTCCTCTTGCATTTTTTTACTTTTTGCTTTTGCCATTTTTTTTCTTGTCCGTAGTTTGTGTCAGGAATCCAGCATTATTAGCAGTCAACAACTCAAACCGCTGCTCAAGCTTTGCAATCCTCTCAAGAGTCTTATCCACACGTGCGCCTATACGATCCATCTTACGCATATCGGCTCCGTAAATATCTTGTCTAGTCGGTAAATCTACCATGGTATTCCTCCTTATTTTAACAGGTCTGTTGTACGCTTGTGGTGTTCCATGCGGTGACACATGACACATAACAATTCGCACTTGTCTGCCTCTTTTATTAATTTACTCATTTTCTTACGTAGGTTTCCAGCACTAATACCAAATTTCTTCTTCTCTGGGTCAATATGGTGAAAATCCAATAAGAACCCAAGTGTACCATCATCCTCAAAACCGCAATGCTCACACTTGCCACCCTTGTATAGAATCAGTTCCCTCCGCTGGTTTTTGCCATACTCGTTGGCCTTATTCCGATATTGCCTGACCTTTTCAGGGTTTTCTTCACGCCATTTTTTTGTGCGACTATGTGTTAGTTCTATGTTCTTCTTATACCAAGCGGCTTGTGCCTCTCGCTGCTGTTGTGGGTCAGAATAAGGCATTTATGCTAGTCCTAGATCTGGATAATTCAATTTACCGCCCCAACCGTCTTTAGTGCCAATAGTGTTGTAGGCAAGCGTTAAACAAAATGCATCGGCTAAATCTGGTGACCTTAAACCACGTTTTTTCATTTCATCCTTACTTTCAACCTTTAACTTCCCTAGGGAGGTATAGGCGTATTTAGCAGAAGCTAGTTCCGCTATCAGATCTAAGTCTCCGTCTCCGGTTCTGTCGTCTCTCCACATTGCGACATCCTTGCCATCAAAGAACTCCCTGGCTTTAAACCACAACTCATCTCTAAGTCTTGAATAGAGGATGTCAACAGAAGCTGACTCAGCCACATTGACTCCTCTAGCGGGAAGGCCCATTTCACGTAGTCTATCAACAACGCCTGCTCCGATTCCGATACTGTCAACCATGATTTCACTAGGTCTTTCTCCTGGGAAGTCAATAACTGCGTCATATTTGGCCTTTATAATTCCCGCGACTTGCATCGTATCTTTGCCGCGCCAGGTTTCCATTTTAGCCGTAATCTTACGACCTTTTCGTTTACATAGTGCCGTCTGATCTGATCCGAAACGTGCTACATCTAACCCCCAAACAACTCTGTCCTCTAACGGAACAACAATGTCACGACCCACACTATCCTCAATCAGACTCCTAGAAATTACTGCATCGTCATCGTCTTTGGGGAATTCACCCAACACCCGCACGTTGTACACATTGGAATCCGTACCCCATTTATCGGCCATTTGTTGGATGTACTTTTCTGTGGCTTGGGACGAGTCAGAACATTTAACGGTCCTAGTAACCCACCACTTACGCATGCCGTTGAAGGCATCGTAAAAGTAACCACTCGTCCTTGTGGGGTTACCGGTGAGTAATGTCTTCGCTCCTTCAGTAGACATGCTACCCTCTCCAACCTCAAAGATGATCGGGTCAACGCCGGAAGCTTCATCCACAATGAATAGCATATTTTCCGAATGAAACCCTTGAAACGCTTCTGGCTTTTCCTTTCTAGCAGTACGAGCAACTGCAAAACTCTCGTTTGGAGCAGCATTGAGAAATACCTTGTCTGATGTTACGGTTATTAAAGACTTCAGCCCCTCTGGAAGCTTCCGGTACCACTTTGATATCTCTCCCCACAGCACATCGTCCAATTGATGACTTGTAGGGGCGGTACACGCCACCTTTGCCGGAAATCTTGTCAAGAGCCACCATAATATAATCCATGCTAATAAAGCTGATTTACCAACGCCGTGTCCAGACTTTACCGCTGTCCGGTCATTATTACGCACATCAAGCATTGTCTTTAACTGCCACTTTTCTGGTGTAGCACCTAAAGCTTGTTGAACAAACTTACCAGGAGAATCGTGCCATATCTCCAACCGCTTCATTATTTCTGGAGTCATATAGTCAGATTCTTGATTTCGCTACCAGCAAGCATAGCCCGTTTAACTTTCTTCATAACCTCGTCCGGCAGGTCCATTTCAGATAGTTGCTTCAATGTATACTTCTCATTCTTAGTCCATCGCTGGAATAGCTGCGGCTGTACGATGTTTCCGTACCGACCTGTATGCTCCACATTACACGCCCCATACTTAATAAACTGGTCGTGAAACTTCAGTAAAGAAGAAGATTCCGGTATCGTAACCTTTATCCCGTGTCCTATTGCTAATCCTGCTAAATATTCTATACACGCCCTCTGATACGCCCATTCCTCATCTGGCGATACATCTATACCGTATAAGCCTATTTCACAGTCGGATAGTGTCATGTTTACCTTCTTCACATCTTGGTGAGTAACCATTTCCGTAATTGCGAGTGCCAAGACGTAGGCAATAGAAGATTGGAAGTACTCTCCACAGACAGGTATAACCCGATCAAAAGGGTATGTAATAAGTCCAACATTATTTTCCGCATGTTTTTCTAGTGTCCCCTGCTGCACGTACAACCTATGATTTTCAGAATTAGCAGCACCTACTAGACACTTCTCATAGTAGTTATCCGGCCTATGGGACTGCCGGTGAAACTTCTCACCGTCCCAAAATTCTATAAAATGTTCGGCTGTCTTTAAGTCCCATAAGATAGGATCATGCATTTCAAACAGCCTAGTATACTTCTCCCAACCACCTCCGTCCCACGGCATTCCCCACTTTTCCCACGTAGGATCATCCCATGGAGCATCATCATAACTACTAGCACTAAACCCTATAACGGCTACTTTCAAAAAAATACCTCCATGTCCCCATTTCTTCTAATTAGATGTCCTTGCATTGTAATGCGAAACTCCCCTGGGACATACTCAAATAATCTTGCAATTCTATGTTCTTCTAGTCCTGTGTGCCAGACCATGACACCTTCTTCATACGGCATATAGTTCTTTTTGTCACCCTCAAACCAGTCTAAACCTGC